CAACCACGGCTGGTCAGTCTGCGCCAACTGATCCATTGTAGCTTGAGCCATATACGGCCCTTGCATACGCATGATATCCAAATCTGTACCAGCACCACCTCTACGGGTTATGTTGTCAACATCTGCACCAAGCTGTGCGTACTCTCGAACTCCCGGTACATAACCGGCAGGCAGTTTCTTAGCTGCCTCACTACCAACGAGACCTTCGTAAGCCAGCCGTCTCTGTTGAGGATCAAACTCACGTTGTACAGCAAGTTCTGCTTCTGCGGTAGGTCTTAGCTGATCTCGCATAGCACCCATTATCTCAGGGTAAGACGCAGCGTACATCTGTCCATAATCCTGGCCTACATCACCGGGCTTAGTCTCTCCCGATTTACCTAGATAATAAGGTAGAGCAACTTGTAAACCTGTCTTAAACAAATCACCCCAGTCTATTCCCTCGCCGTTTGCCATATCTCTATCTCCTTATGTTGCCAACACTCCTGCTGTCCTTAGACTCGCAAGAAGTGCATTGATTGTTGTTTGATTATTCGCTGCCGAAGTACCCGAAACATCTGCCACTGCTGCCGCCCTTAACACAACACCTCTAGTCGAGGTTGTCGCATCTGGCACGGAAATTCCCGCCAACCATGTGTCAAAATCATCCTTGCTGGTGAACAGTGTCACCTTGTCCGACTTCGTTACTGAACTTGTTACTGCTACTGACATATCACGCTGAGTATGCTTGGTTAATAAGTGACGACTTCAGCGTCACATCCTTTGCCTCCAGCCTTATCTGAGAAAGCTTGGGCGACCCCTGTAAATAAACTCTGTACTTTACCTTCCATCCTTGACAACTGGACTGCCAATTAAACGACAGATTCGCATGGGTGTTTACGTCAAATTCTGCCGGAAACACCACTGGAAACCTGACACCTGACTGTATCAAAGGCAAGCCTCTAGTCTGCAAACCGCCATGCGTACCCTCTGTACGTACATCATCCACAAACTGCGAGACAGCTATATAACCTGCGTTACGACCCTCTGCGTCATCAGCCACACCAGCGTTGGATAGGATACCAGCCACCTTGGTTGCACTGTTCGACAGAGAGCGGCCAACAGAACCAGAGGTGGCAAACTCCTTGTAGACCAGAGTGGCCCCGCTATCGAAGAACATTGTGGTGTTATGTATCGGAAGGTTGTCTGTTGTGACTGCTGTGTCTCCCTCTTGGAACTCGTCCACTGTAATGTAGAGACTTGTGGCAGAGCCGCTGTGCAGCTCGGTAGTTGCTGACGAGGGGTAGACTCCCGGTGGGTAGCCGTCACTGTTGTTGATCTTGAAAGTGTGGTAAGCCTCGAAAGGCTTGTTGAACATCATGTTCATAGAGATGGGTTTCAGCTCTACCTTGGGTTCTTGTGTACAGTACGCCTTGGTATCCATACGCCCCATAGCAAACTCGGTGCTACCGTAAAGATGCTTGACCCAGAAAGACTTGCTGCTCGGATCGTCTGTGACTGCAAACAAGTCTTTAGCACCTGCTGTCGTAACGCCCACGGCCATATCCCTTATCGGTGTACAGTAACTATTCGCATCAAAAACATCCACGGTGGCTGACGCACCATCCTGCCATGTAGCCCCTGTCCCACTAGACTCCTGACGGTCAAGGCTCACGAACTTCTTGGTAGCCATATCGTAGACCACGGTAAGATACTGTTCGGGCAGGTTAGTCAACACGTGAAAGAGTGCGTAGCCGTCGTGTACTACAGCACACTGGAAAGTGCCATCCTGTGCCACGTTCTTGAATATGTCAGAAATTGGGCGGGAGAATATGTCATCCCTTGCGATAGTCTCAGACTGTTGTACGGCATTAAAGGAGCGTATCCCATGCCTGTCGATGAAAGCTGTGTCACCCAGCAAATCTATAACCGAGTTCTGATTTACCGGCCCTGTACTAAACAGGAACTTCTTGGTGAAGGTCGGCTCACCAAAGATCGTATTCGTCGTGTCAGGCTTAACGGCGTAGCTTGAGTTAAACGCACCAACAAAGAGATCGTCCGTGTTCAAAGACTTGAGGCAGGTTATAGGATCATTGCTTATCGTGTAGGCTACGGCCTCGACACCGCCACTAGTCTCATCGTCGTGTATCTTATCGCCGTTGTTATCCAGCGGAACCATGAAATCCAAAGGACGACCAGTAACACTATGGTACAGTTTCGTCCCGTCAGCAGAGGCCACGTACAGTTTGCCACCGTGAAAAGCCATCTGCTTGCCTATCGGCACATACTCACGGAAACCCAGAATACCAACCTCATTATCTGCCACACTACCCACCAGCGTCCCAGCTAATGCGGTATCACTAGCAGCGTTGGTGTCACTAACCGTAAGCGTAGCACCGCTTGCAAAAGTAATCACCGAACCAGCGTTAATCTGTACAGGGATAGCATCCACAGTATACGTGGACGTACCTGCACTGTAAGCACTGCCCATCGTAACATAATGATTCCGCCACTGGTCGTAGCCCATCAACTGTCGGGCTGTAACCGTGGTGTCTGCGGCAATCTCGATCAAATTGGGTTGGTTAGTGCCGTCCTGTACGACGATACCTGCGACTGTCGGGGGTATACGCTTGGTGTAGTCCGACTGTCCACCTGCGCTGGCGTTGTCCGAGGAGGTAGCTTTGCCTGCAAAGTTGTCGTAAGAGGGTGGAACAACTGCGGTGAAAACAGACTCGGCAGCTTCCGCTAACCTTATCGTGCCTGTACCTGTCGTGACACCGTTAGAGTATGCTGCGGGTTTTGTATGTGTGCTTGAGGTAGTCCAGACCGTAGTAAACGTGTCGCTGTCCTTGGACTTCTTGAGGCAAATGCCGTCCACGAAAACAAAGAAGTACGGGTCTACAAAGATGATCCCTTGTACTCTGGGGTCTGTCGCGCTGTAACCACCGAGCGCATTGGTTGTGTCGAACGCCTTCGCCTTCTTGACACACTCCACAGCATCGTGACGATTCCTAACATTGTACGCCAGCCCGTATTCGTTAGTACCGAGTCTGGTGTCATCAACACCAAGATTCATACCACCACCGAAAGACTGTTGTATGAAATCCGCCATCAGAAAAGCCCCGCTGCTCTGGATGATTTCGTATACTTGTTAAGGAGGGACACACTAAGCTTGTCGTGTGGATGCTTGTCGAACCTGACTTTCTGCAATTGGCCGCGTTCGAGGTCTGCATTACGCCTGCCCATACTCCGAGAGGCCTTCTTGTCGTACAGCATGGCCTCCTCGATCTTACCTTGCTCCTCCATATAAAGCTGCATCACCTTGTTCACAAGGATATTGTCGTAGCCGTCAGCAGGGAACTCGTCGCTGTCCTTGCTAAGGTAGGGAAGCTTCTCCTTATAGAGTACCTCCAGCGTATGCTCGTCATCAGCAGCCGCGTCGGATTCCCACGGATACTTGCTGACATCCACGATAAGATAGCGTGACTCCTTCTCGTTGTTGGGTATGACGGCAACCACGGTGTCATCAGACTGCTTGATACTTATATCGTAAGTGCAGACATCCGATTTGATGATGGACTCTATCGCCGTGAATGTAGTGGAGAACGTGTTGCTTGTGGCATCCATATCCACAGTTTCAACAAACCTTGTAGCATCCGAACGAGTACCCACAACCGTCAGCGATATATCCGTCATCGCCTGTGTTGCCGTAGCCTTCATGCCAGAAAAGCTGGTGGGAGTTACCTTGAACGGCTCGTAGCCCTTGATACGCCAAGTCCTGTCTTCCTGCTCTATGTTATTGCGGGAGTAGCGTTCTGTTAGATTGGACAAATTCCAGGGGTACTTGCTTTCCTTCTCCCGTATGGCCCGTACAGAACTTACGTTACTGGGGAGAGCTATAGTCTTGTCACCTTGGACGTAGAATGAGTCCTCCACAAGACTACCAACCATATCAGACTCCTCGTAGAGTTCCTGCGCTCCCTCATTGAGATAGTCCAACATAATGGAACGCTGGTGATTATCATTCGGATTAATCCCCAGCTTCTTGCCTACCCTATCCAGTATGTATTCTACACTCATCTTGCCGTTACTGCGCTTACAGAACTTTTGCTACGCGCCGTCACCGCAACCTTAGA